CAACGATTGACTGATTGAAGTTAAAACCGTTGAGATTAAAAGCCATAGTACTGATTCCCATAGAGGTGAGCCATACGCAAACGACTGGGAAAACAGCAAGGAAGAAATGAAGGCTACGACTATTATTAAAACTGGCGTATTGAAAGATAAGTCTTCCAAAGTAGCCATGAGCCGCAACAATGTTATACGTCTCTTCTTCTTGGCCGAATTTATATCCATAGTTCTGAGATTCAAGCCCAGTTGTTTCACGAATAAGTGAGGAAGTAACAAGACTTCCGTGCATAGCAGCGAATAAAGCTCCACCGAATACCCCTGCAACACCGAGCATATGGAACGGATGCATAAGGATATTGTGTTCTGCCTGAAAGACAAACATAAAATTGAAAGTCCCTGAAATACCAAGAGGCATACCATCAGAGAAACTCCCTTGTCCAAAAGGGTAGACTAAGAATACAGCAAATGCTGCTGCAACAGGGGCTGAATAAGCTACACATATCCACGGTCTCATACCTAGTCTATAACTAAGTTCCCATTGTCGTCCCAAGTAAGCTGAGATGCCGATGAGAAAGTGGAACACTATAAGTTGATATGGTCCTCCGTTATACAACCATTCGTCGAGGGTTGCAGCTTCCCAGATTGGGTAGAAGTGAAGACCGATTGCGTTTGATGACGGGACGATAGCCCCTGAGATGATGTTGTTTCCATAGAGTAGAGAGCCTGATACAGGTTCACGTATACCATCTATGTCAACTGGTGGTGCAGCTATGAAAGCTATGATAAATGCTGTTGCAGCGGTTAATAGTGCAGGGATCATAAGCACACCAAACCATCCCACATAGAGACGGTTGTTTGTGCTTGTAGTCCAGTCACAGAAACGCTGCCAGTTGTCAAATGGTTTGGTTAATGTGGCTGTAGTCATTTATAAAGTGTTTAAAATATACCGGGGATGATTTGCCCAGTGGTGATGTATGCTCCAAGAGCTGCGACAAAACCAAGCATTGCTGCTTGACCGTTTAGTCTTTCTGCTTGCTCCATGATGAAGTCTGATTCTTTTTCGTTCATTAATCTAGGTGGTGTTTCGTTTGCGAAAATGTTCTGTTTACCGTATTCGGTGATTGTTGTCATTACATTAATAGCAGGTAGATCAATGGCGATGATGAAGGTTCAGGTCGCCACGACTATCTCTAAGATGCTACTTGCTCACTAGCTACGTCGCTACTGTCAGCAGTATGTCCAGCAATTGTATTGCACTGAGAAACTTGATCTGATTTAGATGCGTTCTCATTATAAGGTATGAACCAACGATCTCCTGTAGCATTAACTACATATTTAACTTGGAAATCATCAGCTCTTTGGTCTGGATTGTATGCCATTCCCATGATTAGTATCCTTTAGATTTTACTTTTTTTACTGGTGGTTTTTTTACTTTAACTCTTGGCATGATTAAAATTGTAAGTTAGATCTTTCTAATTTGTCATAGATATCTTGACGGTAAGCAGGGTCAGCTTCATAACGAGGATCACTCATAGCTCTAACTACTTCAGCTTGACTTCTAAAAGTATCGCTTGAAGCTTGAGCTGGTTTACCTGTTAATAACTTACCTTCCACTCCTACACCATCATTATACTTAGCTGCTAATGCTTGGACAGCAAAGTAAGCAGCATCTGGATTACCTGATTCCATTACTTTATCGTAACGATCTATATCAGCTTCATCAAAATTCTTTGATGCCCATTGAAGCATAGTATTATACTTCTCTGCACCACCTACTGAGTTTTGTAAGTCTGTTGCCTGAGCTTCAGTCAAGTCAGTTGGTGTTTCTTTCTGTCCTGATCTATAATCTAGATATAACTGAGCAACATCTCCGGGTTTCATCCCATTAAGTTTATCTAATATCTCATCAGAATATTTCTCATTTTTAGATTCATTCCAAAGATCTTCTAAGAAATCAGTTGAATCCTCTGGTTCTTCTGTTTTCTCTTCAGCTTTAGGTTCCTCTTTAGGTTCCTCTTTAGGTTCCTCTGGTTCAGACTTACCTAGTTTACCTTGGAGTTCTATGTATGCTTTCTCTAATTCTTGAGCATCTTTATATTTACCAGCTAAGAGAGTATCCTGCTGCTGTTCTAAAGCCTCACCTACTTTAAGTGATTCTTGTTCTTCAGCAGTTAACTCTCCTTCTGCTTGCTCGTTAGCATCATACGTTAGTGTTGCCATTCTGGGTGATTACTGTAAGGTTTCCTAATCCAACTGTGGTTACTTCATTAGTACCGGGTGCTTTAATAGTTGGTCTACCGACTTTCATTTTCGGTGCGTACTTGTTTTCTGTTTTAGCCTCTTCTGGCGGCGTAACTACTTTACGTTTAGCCTTCCGTGGGCGGCTCGGCTTGGCCTTGTCCAACTGGTTGTCCTCCTAGTGCGGGGTTTTTACTTGGGTCCATCATTGGTGATCCCATCTGAGCTTTCTGTAATTCAACTTGCTGCTCTTGCTGGACCGCTGCTTGCTGTTCTTGTTGTACTTCCTGCATACCTCGTACAAGGTTAAGGGTATCTATACCTTGTGCAGCAGCAAGACGTTTGATAACTTCCTCAGGATTTATATAACGCTGAGTAGCTTCTGGTCCCATTGTTTGTGAGATAGTTGTAAGAAACATACCAAGACTCTCACGATCTTGACCTCTTCCTAGTGCATTAACACCAGCGACAATGGTAGGATTAACAATACCCTTAGGTATCTTAGGTATCTCACCAGTCTTTTGGAATACACTTAGCTTTCTATTTAAATATGGTACTAAGAACTCAGTAGTAAGTACACTGAATAGTCCACCTAACTGTTGCTCTAGTTCCATCTGTGTCATACGAACTTCCTCTGCTGTAGTACGTTCTGATTGACGTACTGAAAGTATAAGGAATGCTTCTGACAACCTCTTCTCTAGGTTCTGTATCATCTGATATGCCGTAGCAAAATCAGCTTGTTTCCCAACCTGTACTACACCTATGTCATCAGGTCTACCCTGAACAATAGCACCATTACCTGCAGCTGCAAGAGTCTGAGGTTTGGTTGTACTAGAAGGGGAGACAACAAAGACTACCTTAGCAGCCGCTGCGCTTCCTTCTGTGATTGCTTGTGACAGAGCTTCAACTGATTTAAGGTCTCCCATAAACTCTTCAACTCTACCACGTCCATAAGGTTCACCATCTACTGTATTAAATCGTAGAGGTAACCATGGATTAGAATCTAATGGTGCTTTACTTACTGACTTAGGTATGATTCTATCATTAACTTCCTGATGCCAAAGTACTCTATTGTTATCACGCCTGACGTGAGTGTATACTTCAACATCATCCCGACCTACTGAGGTATCATCACCTGCTTCATTAGGTTGAGTATTTAATTCATCAGCAAATTCGGGTAATAATTTTTTGCTAATTTTTTCTTTTGTAACAATTTCAATAACATTACCGTTGCCATCTCGTTCTAATACATAGCGATGCAAAGGGAAAAGTTTTAAACCTTCCTTACCCATAAAGACTAACGCATTACCTGCTACTACCAAATGCTTAAGAGCTTGGTGTATGACAACACGGTCATCTGATGCTGCGATAGAGTCCATGATGGTTCTCTCTATCTTAGCAAAGGATAAATCTAATTCAGTTTTAACTTGTGGATCAACCTGACCAAGCATGGCATCGTTGACTTGAAGTTTAAAGAAACTTGTGTTAGGAGGTACGAGAGCTAGTTGCAATTTAGCTGCTAATGTAACTGCACCTTTAGCACCGATTGATTGCCATGGTGTAGGTAATTCTTTAGCACCTTTATGCCACTCTTCTTCTCCACGAATTAGATAAGGTAGCGTTAACTTTGCTGCCTCTTCTGCTATATTTAAAAACTGTGAACGGTCTGTTGCTAAACTGTCGTATCGAGTTTTAGCTGACATTATATATTAAGTGATTTGATTTGTAATTGTCTACCTAGTTGTTTTGTACCTAACGAGGACTCACCTGATTTAAACTTCTTAGATCTCTTTAACCTAACACCTTTAGCACTACCACCTGCTTTCATATAAGCAGAGTTGCGTATGCTCATGTCTGCTTGAGGTAAGTTATCCTTAATTCTGGTAGCTGTATTTGTAAAGATATTTTTCTTATCTTCGTACGGACTATAATCTTTAGGTTTGAAATCATCTGGTGGTGGGCCATCTGGTGGTGGACCATCTGGTGGTGGATCACCTCCCGGCGGATCACCTCCCGGCGGATCACCTGTTGGATCACCTCCCGGTCCTTCTCCTTGTTGTTTATATAGACTCCAAGGATCTGCTTTCAAGTCTGCTGTGATTTGTTCTGGAGTTTTACCTGATGCAATCAGTGCGTCTTGCTCAGCAAAAGTTGGTATCTCACTGATACCTGTACCAGCTGGGTTAGCTGCAGCATAGGCTTCCATGATATCACCCTGCTGTTTGAATTTCTTAGTAGCATCGGCTATAGTTAAGTTACCTGCGTCTATATCTGCTACAATTTTAGCTAATCCAAATCTCTTGTCAGCTTGTGCTGAACCTATACCACCACCTTCAGCTCTTTGTGGCATACCAAAGCCAGTATCAACACCTGATTCATTGTACTGACCTCTAGAAAAATTAGTCCAATCTAGATCCATAAAACCACCAGTTGCTGCTTTGGTATACATACCAGTGTCTTTTAAATCCTGTATGGTTTGAGATTGTGTACCACCAATACCTCTGTTATCTCTAGAAGCTTGTAGTAATTGCTTCTCTGTTTGTAAGAACTGACCGTCCTCTCCCATGGCATGTATAGCTCTAGCTGCATTATCAGATACATCGTCTGTTTTACCTTCCTGACCAAGGAAGTATTGAAGACCTTCATCATCGACATCTCTACTAAGACCAGCAGAGAAGTGATCTCTAACACCAGCTTCTTCACTTAATAGAAAAGTCTGAGCTATTTCTTGTATAGTTTGTTCACCTGAGCGTAGCTTATCTAAATGGTAATTCATACCTTCGATGTCAGCTTCTCTATTAAAACCTTGTGAGTATAGATGTTCAACTTGAGCTTTTTCCCATGCAGCTTTTTGTTGGTTTTGTTGGTTGAGTTTTTCCATGTCAAAAAAACCTTGCTCATCCAAAGCGTTTCTAGAATCAAAACTTTGCTTCCACCCAGCATCCCAGTTATCATCGAGCTGAGCTATCTTTTCTAGATAACTTCTACCACTTGAATCGTCACTAGCTCCCCAAACATTACTACGTTGTTCAGCGAATTGATCTGTAAAACCTTCATCAGTATAACCTTCTATACCTAAGCGAGCACCTTCAGCTGCAGTAGCTTGACCACCAGTCTGGAATGTTGTTGCTTGACTGGCTAGGGTCTCT